AATCAGTAAATCTTTTTAAGTTTACTTTAGTCTCTAGAGATCTTTTGTATGTAATTATTCTTTTAGCTGCTGCTTCTTCTGGGTTTATTATGGTAACATTTCTAGTATGGTATTTAATAAGTTTACTTTTATTTCTTATCTTGTTCCATACTGCTTCTTGTACTAGAGATTCTACTCCTAAATGCTTAAACGCAATGTCTAAGGCTTCTTTTATAATATCGTGAACTGCTGGCATATCTCTATTAATTTTTCTCTTCCGTGGTTTTTATAAATATCACTTATGTCTTTTCCTAAACTTCCGTGGTGGTATAGTACAGGAATTCCATACGTCTCTGAAATCTTCTTAGCACCTTCTTCTCCTGCTCGATCAGCGTCAAACCATACATACATAGTGTCAAATCTTGCTTTAAGTAACTCGTAAGCATTCTCTGATATAGGTGTAGTTTCGCTCCTAACAGCAACAGCATTCACTCCAATAGAGTGTAAGGTCATAACATCTTTAGTGCCTTTAGTAATGATTAGAATAGTCCCCTTGTGTGGTAGCTGGGTGTAACCCTCAAGCATACCTCCAAAGAAGTTTGTTCTAAATTTAACTTTCTTCTCTGCATAGGGACGATAGAGTTTAAACTTATCTTTTTCCTTATACCGATAACAGGGGTCAAACGTATTACTAATGTACCAGATGTTATCTGCTATCCATGCTTTGTCTACTTTTCTTACGTCATAAAACTTAAGTATCTTTTCTGTTACTCCAAACTGAAGCCAGTACTCTAAGTCTTTCTGTGTAAATTTTGTAACAGTAACTTTAATAGATGCAGGCTTTATCTCTGCTGGCTTAGGACTTTTGAGAGTGGATACTTCCATCTCTAATCTAAGTCTGTCTTCTAAACTAAAGTTCTTAAGTTGGAAATCTGATTCTATTTTATATAGAATGTCTGGATACTCGTAGGCAGTACGCATTTGAGCTATGTCAATTGCATTGTAGTGCACTTTCTCCGTAGCATAATCTACAAAATACAGATTACCTCCTTGACTCCACCTAAAGAAACAGGTAGCATGCTTGTCAGATCTGAATGGATTCTTATATTTCTTTCTCAAGTCTATTTTCTCACCGAAGTAAAAAGACATTAGGTTTTCTTGCCCTAGTAAAGCGTATAAAGTCTTTACATTAGGTCGTATTTCGATGCTTGAGAGATCCATAAGTGTTGTTTTTAACCCTTCTTCAATAAAAAAGGGATCACAAAAGTAACCCCTTTTCTAAAAAAGAGAATAGATTACTTTTAATTTTAGAAGATATCGTTAATATCTGTGCTAACAGGACTTGTTGCTACTTCACTAGTATCCCAACTCATCATAGATTCTGACTTGAAAGGAGTCTCAGTTTCGTTTGCTTCAGGAGCATCATTTTCGGTGTATTCTTTAAAAGTATAACTTCCGTAGAAACTCTTAAAGCCATACTCACCTGTAATTTGCTTAGATACATACTCAGTAATTTTACCTTGTACGTTAACAAATACCTTAGTGCATACGTCTTGATATTTTTCATCTTTAATTCCTAAAAGAACTTTAACACCCATGTTGGCTTTGTTAAAGTGAGCAAAGAAGTCTACTAACTCATTGCCTTTACCTTTAGCAATAGAAGCCCAGTTGTCAAGAACAAAAGGCTTTTCCTTTGGAGAGATGTTACCATAAGCTTTAAGCAAAGAATAAACTGTTTCTTCACCTCCCTTAGCTTCACGTACACTCTTCATATCTAATCTACGAGAAGGGTCAATAGATGCTTGATACTCACTTAGAGTAGCAAGGTTCTCAGCCCATGTAGTCTTGGTAAAGTTGTCAATGAATTGTTTCTTACCTGCTTGAGACATACGGGTGTCATTGTTTACCCATAAAGTAAACTTACCACGCAAATCTGTTTTAAAGTCTGGATGATTAACATACCAGAAGTCAAGACGCATTCCGTTCTCTGACTCATAGGTAGGTTCTTTAACCTTGTCTTCTTCAATACCTAGGATTTTTGCAAGTTCTTTAGCTGTAGGATTAACACTTACAACTTGAACAGGAGCAAATCCTGTGTACAATTTTTTGCCTGCTCCAGGCTCTCTGGTTTCTAATTGATCGAATTTCATAATTTAATTTTGTTTTGTTTTGTTTTATTTTTTATCTTTTACTGGTGTTTCTTCTGCATAATAACGATCTATTGTATCACATACTATTTGCAAGTCGTTAGGGATAAGAGTTTCTGAAAACATATCCATAGGACTTTTAGCAGGGTAGTTTCTAAAACGATTAGTTACAAACTGATAAGTTGCTTTCTCTTCTTTATCTTCACCTACGTGAGTATAAAGACAGATAGTAAACAATCCTTCTAGTACGATTTGGTTGTCTAGTGCTTTACCGATTGTCTTAATCTTCTGACCTACGATATGTCCATCATCTTCAATGTTCTCTGAGTGAGTGATGTAGAATACTTTAAGGTCATTACGAAGTTTACGAGCACTAGTAAGCATATTGGTTACATCTTTTGCAAGAGTAACAAATTTACCAAAACCAATCTCATTGGCTTTTCTCATCATAAGAAAAGACATAGAGTAGATAGCATCATCCATAATGATGTTTTTGATGTGAGGAGCTTTCTCGCTGATCTGTTGTAACAATGCGGTGATTTGATTAATATCATCTACCTCCATGTAATTCTTAGATTCAAGATTGTAAAGCTTTTCTGCTCCTTTGAAAGGCAATTCTTTCCTTGCTACATTAATAATAAATGTTTCTTTTGGGTCTAGGGTCCTTACAGCTGTGGATTTACCAGTACCTGAGGGACCTACGATAGCGATTAGTTTGCTTGACATATAGTTAGTTTATTTTGTTTATTTTGTCTCTAGTAATTTATCTAAATCTTCAGTTATTATTTTCCATCCGTACATAGAAGCAAAGAATCTTGCTCCTGCTTGACAACGCTTTTTATCTTTAGCAGGGTAACTTAAGATTGCTCTTCTTACTTTAATGTTGTCATAAAGTAATTTAGCTAGCCAATCTATAAATTCTTCTTCCTTAGCCATTGTCCAGGTATGGTCCCAATACCATGTAGGAGAACTAAAATCTACGTCATCATAATTTACTTCAATCATATTACACATATGAGTCAGTACTTGGGTTAATTCAGGACTAAAATCTTCTTTTTTATTCATAGGCTTTTACAATTTTATAATTTTAAATACTTTTCATAATGATTACCTACAGGATTATTCATCTCTTCAGGTTTTGGTAACTCGTCAAACTTTCCGTTAGCTCCATTAAAGTAAAGTCCTATGCTTGAATTTTCTAAGCCATAGTAACGGTCTTTAAGGAATTTAAGAGAGCGATATTTGTTACCGAGTAATGTTACATCATAGCCATTATGAACTGCTATGTTATATCTTGTTGGACTAAATAAACCTAGAACTACTTCGTAGTCTTGGTGTACACCTTTGTTAATGTGGAGTTCTTCCATAGAAGGTTCTAGCTTTTCTTCCATTAACTGTCCCTTGTAGGTGTAAGTTTGCTTTTCTGATGCAGGAGTCTGTTGATGGACAATAATACTAGCCATCTTATATCGCTTAGAAAACACGTCTAATACATAATCCTTAATCATAAAGTCAAAAGTCTGATAGGAACTTAATTTCATCTTAGTGTCAGGAGCTATCTCATTAGATAAAAGACTAATGTGATCTAGTACAAAGAATACCCAATGGTCTTCAGATCTGTATCGGTAGCCTGTAGTAATTCTTCTACCATCATCTAAGTCTTTGTAGATGTTTTCTCCTACATCTGGATTATCGAAGTACGCTTTTACGTACTTAGCTATACCTGTAGGATTCCTTATATAATCTATAACATCTACAATGTTTTGTAAATTAGTGATAAAGGTTTCTGCAGCTCTTATCTTAGTCATTAACTCAGAACTTACACTATAGTTTCCTATAGATTTTAATTGCTGTACAGTAACAGTAATGTTGTGATTCTGATGTAAATAAATAGAGATAAAAGATAGCCAAAAGTCAGTAGCACTTTCTTCTAGGGCAAAATAAAATATCTTAGGAGTAATTTCTGTATTTCTTGTTGCTTTGTAGATGTTTACGATAGTCATGTATTTTGCAAACTTTGACTTACCTACACCTGATGCAGCAGTAATACAAGTAATAGAACCTTTAGTAAATCCTCCATAATACTGCGCTAATCTAGGAAAGGGAGGAGCAATAGATGTTATCCCTCCTGCTTCTTTGATTATCTTATTTCTTTCTATTTGGGAAATTATACTTTCAAAGTTCATCTTTATAGAATTTGATGGCTATTGTAAGCAGGTCCAGTACCATTCTTTAACTCTTCACACCATTTAGCTAAGTCGCTTTGTTCTACTCCATCAATCTTTTTAGAGATAAAGTAACCACACTCTCTGATATACCTAATAGATCCTTGTCCTTTCAAGGTATCTATGTAAAGGTCAGTAGCTTTGGCTATTTCATCTAGGCTATAGTCGTATTCATTTAAGAATTTAATCAAACGTTTAACCACACTTACCTTATCAGTAGTCTTTCCTGATACTCCTATGTTCTTAACACTAAACTTAGCGATAAACTCTGTTACCCATGTAACAGGTATTTCAGGTTGTGGGGTTAGATTGTCAATAATCTTAATAGGATCAGAATGTCTAGCAACTTTAAGTGCAGATATTACTTCACTTATGTCAAGATCTTCGAGTGCTTTAGGTGTCCAACTAAAAGTAGTTCCATTATTCAGAAGTTTCTCTTCGTAAATCCACTTGTCTATCATTTTCTCTTTGACTGCTAGTTCCCATAGGACTTCGTAGAATGTTTTTTTCATTTTCTGTTGTGGTTAAGATTACGTTTATGCCTTTGAATAATTTCTCTTTATTAAACTTAGGCGGGTCTACAAAGATAAGGGATTCTTCAACTTTTTCCAAGTCTTCCATCCACATTTTTTTCATAAAAAGATAGTCTGGGGTTGATTCCAGACTATCTCCATAATATTCATTTTCCATAAATTTTAGTTGATTCTACTTGTTTAATAGATAATTTACGATTAAAGAAATAGCCTAAGCTGTTCCTTTTATATCGTCAAACTCTAGCTTACCTAAAAAAAGATTTTTAAAGTTCTCTTCCATAGCATCTGCCATGTCTGGAGTCACGTTAAACATACTCTCACAGTCAGTACAAGTAGTCTCAATAAGTAAATCATTTGTGATTTCTAAGTGATTACCCCCACAGATAGGACAGATACATTCCATAATAGCTTCATCAACAATTTCTTGGTCTATTGCAACTTGTAAATCATGTGGTGATACTTCATAATACAGAGAGAAGTGTTTTAGATCTTTTCTAAGAACAGGTTCACTGTACTCAGGATAAACACTCGTAATCCATTCGTTGTAGGCTTCGTAAGTGTCTAAATCATCTAAGGGGTCTACTGTTTCAGCTTTCTTAGAGTTAACGTCCTTAGAAGTCTTCCCATCAGCTTCCCAATAGAAAGGATCTTTTGTCTTATTTTCTGTTTTTACAAAGTCTCCCTTAACCTGATCGTAGTAATAGTCATCATAGCTGTCCCAGATGCTAATTTGCTTAGCACCTAAGCCTAAATGAGATTCACTACTATATGACTTCTTACTAGAATGTTTAGGAATATCAAAAGAGGGAAGAGGAAATTCGAGTGGGAGGTTTCTCTCAGCCAACATAGTGAGCATCTCATAAGCAAAGCTAAAAGCATTAATCATTAGATTAACACTAGCTACCTCACTATCTCCATGCTCGTTAAAGTAACCACAAGATAAGTTGTGAGAAGAAACTTTAAGTCCCCTTCTACGAAGTCCACCTACGTCAGTAGCTGTACCTGAAGCAGGCTTGTATCCGTATTTGTCCATCAAAGGTTCAATAAGCGTAAGATGTTCAGGATTCCACACTTGATATCCATTGGTGTATTGGATGAAATCTGTTGTATAAGATCTACGATCTAGCTGAGTAACTACTAGAGAGTTGTCAAAGAAAGACATATCACAACAGTTGGTACCTACTAGACCTCTTTCTTCGCCAAAAGGCAAGAACACCTTGCATACAGGCATCATCTTAAGCATTTGAATAGCAAAGCATACACCTACAGAGTCATCTAGACCTAAGCCACATTGTTCTCCTCTGAAGTCATCAAAGCCAAAAATCCACTTATCTGTCTTAACAATTCTCATGCCTATATGATAGTCTTGAGCTGTGTCATAGTGAGCTACTACAGTAGGATAATATTCTGCTTCTCCCTTAGTGCAATAGATATTGCCTAGTTTCTCTTCTACTACCACTCCGTCAATTTTAGAAATAAGACTTATAAGCCACTCTTTCTTTAGTTTCTCCATTGCTGGTTTATTGGTAGGGCTTTGTTGATACATAATATCAAACAGTAGATCAAAGTCTACAGGGAAATCTCCTTTTAATGTATCATCTAGTTCACCTAGTTCTTTTTTGTTATATTTATGAGTCATTTTTTGTTTTTTAAATTAAGTGTTCTTCGTTATTGTCTTCTACCATTATTTCTACCATTTCTTCTATTTCATTTTCTGAGAGAAGAGTATAAGGATAAGTTACATTAAAACTATTAGTAGGTAAGATTGTGTTT